CACGCCAGCACGAGCCGAATTCGCCCGGACGGCCATATAGCCTTCCTTGGTGCGTTTCGGGGCATCAAACGTGAGTTTGTCGGTGAGGATCATGGGTGCCAGAATTAACCCCGTTTCGGTTATCTGGCAAGGGCATAGAAAAACCCGCCAGATTTGTGGTCTGGCGGGTTCATGGTAGCGATGCTGGATCGGAGAGTGGCACTACGGTCGCGATCCGTCGAGCACCAGCACTATCACTCGTCGCGCTACCAATTCGCTGGCAGGATCGACCCGGAATTAACCGCGATCGTCCTGCCGTGCATGTTCGTCGTCACGAACCTTGTTGCCCATTCGGGCGAAATTGCCGGCGCTCTAACCATTGAGCTACATGCCGCGCGGTGGCCATTTCCGCTACCCATGCCCGGAATCGAACCGGGGTCTCCGTTTTTGATGGCGGCTATATCCATTTCGCCTACAGACCTAAGTCTGGTGGGGATCGAACCCACAATGCAGGGATTATCCTACAACACCACCGACCGTTGCCGTCGCTATCCAGCGCCAGCGAATTCGTGAGCTTTGTTAAGGGGGTTCACGCAATTGCCCCCGGACGTATTTCGGGGCGAACCCCAAGCATATCAACCCGCGCTAATTCCTGATGGGGTCGGCGACTACGGCTAATCCCGCCCCATCATTCAGGTGTCCGGCGCTTGCATGCCACCATTCACCACACGCGCCCTGACTTTGGAGGAACACGGCGCGTAATTTGTGTGATCGGCGTTTCACCGATCTGGGCCAGTAGCTTGCCTTTAGCGCCGTGCTGGTTTCCAACTTATCGACCGTACTCGGAGATGAAACACTCGCATTCGGGTCTTACGTGATTGTTGCCGCACTCATGATCCCCATCGGGGAAATTTGTTGTCCCGTATCGCCGGGACCACGCGGGTTGCATTTAACTGCCTGCTTCCAGTGTGCGACCATACTGGATCGGAGCCGGTGGCAGCTTCGGGCATCGAGAAGGGTATCCGGCACCCCACTCAGCATTAGTCATGTTGATCGAAATCGCGATGGCCAGCTAAGCACACTCACTTTATGCGCAGAACATCATCTGAACGTCAACCCCCATTTTCATACCGCGCCCGAGAATTCGCAAACGCCCCATCCGACTTAAACACCCGCACGCCATCACCCGATACCGCCTGCGCCACTCCCAGCAGCAGCCGGTTCTTGTTCCGCTGCAACGCTGGCCGCAAAAACGGGCGCGGTAAAATTCTCGACGTGCCGAATTCCAATGCCGCGCTATATGGCGCTTTCGACACAACCGAGGCCGTCAACTGCGACGGATTAATAACCACGTCGATCGACAGATCCAGCCTATGGGTATCGGCATTCGGAGGCTGACCTGGTGCGGACGGAACATGGCCTGCGCCACTCACCGACCCTTGTATGATCGAATTCGCAGCATCAGCCCGGACAGCCTCGCCAGCCTCGTACAACGCGCGCAAAACCGGCGCCTTGACGTTCGCCATACGCCGCAGACGGTTCTTGTGGATCGCCGCACCCTCAATCGACATTATCCCAGCCTCACGATTGGCTCTGCATCGCAGTGGCACGAAATCGCATATCCGGGATGACCGTCATATGGTGGTTTCGCCCACTGAAAAACCTTCTCATCACGCGCGACATGGTGGGGTCTTGGGTGTTCGTTCACATTATGCCGCCAACGGTAATCATCGATCCCCATCTGCTGGTTTCGATAAGCCGTGAGGGCGATCCCCAGCTTATACATCTGGTCATTCGCGATCAGCCTGGCACGGCGTTTCGTGATACCCATCGCCTTGGCCAGTTCGTCGGTGATGTATTTTTTCGTTCGCCGATTCACGAACCCATCATAAATCACCTGTTCGATGCGGGTTCGGTTGTCGGCGTTCACGGAATTTATAAGTGCGACGTTGGCGCGCACCGTATCGTCCAGCAGCTCGCGAATATCCCCCAGACGGATATAGGGCGCGATATCCACCCCCAAAGCTGATTTCACGCCCGAGATCGTTTTCGCCCCATGCCAGGTTCCGGTGCGCGTGACCCATCGACCGAGTTTTTCGGTCTGGTAAATCATGGTGTTATCGGATGCGGTCTGCGCCTGAGTTACCAGCCACGAGATATCGGATCCCGATGCGTCGGTGATCAGTTCTGGCGTGGTCCAGACTGCGATGATCTTGCGGCAGACATCGTCCCATATTTTCTGACCGTCGCGGTAAATCGCCAGCAGGTCGTTTTCCAGAACTTGCGTCGGACGGATTTTCGGCAGGCGCACGGATTTACGCCGAACGCCTTGGGATTTCGCGAGTGATGCGACTGAGAATTTCATGGGGAGGATTATAGGGGTATCGCGGGTGGTTGGCGATACCCCACAATCTATGTGAGGGTGTGGGCGTGATGGGGCGCAGAACAGCCCGGTTACGCCGGAAACCGCTGCGGCGCGCGATGGTGATCAGATCGATTTTCATGGCGTATCTATCAGGCACTCTTGATCAGATCGACATCTATTCCTGCAGCCATGGCCGTCGAACCGGTGGTGTTCGGGTGAACGCCAAGGCCATCCGAGGTTGCCAGATACGACAGCTTCCATACGCCCGTGTTTCGCTCAAATGCACCAGTTGATGCGTTGACCTCGACCAGATCGGCGATTTCAAAATACCCAGCGCATGGGTGGCCATCATCTCCCGACCGGAGCGCGTCAACAGTGCCTGTTGCGACGGCGGCGCCGTTGACCATAGGGGCACCATCGCGAATCCAGTCATTAAGCAGGACTCGGGTTCCACCAGGCCCTTGCCGAACGTCTGGCGCGATGCCGATTTGGTTTATCCATGCGTTCGATGTGGTGGATTTCGGAGTAATTGTTGTGGGCCAGACGCGAATATTCCGGCGCTGGAGTTCAAGCCATATGGCTATCTTGCTGGCCTGAATCTGCGCAAGCGTAAATGGCGTGGCGTTTGCCACATCGTTCTGACCCAAAGCATCAATGGCGTCGGTGACGCCTTCCGTTGATGCCTGCAACCGGCGCCACATCGAGCCCGAAACGACGCCGAATTCATATGCACCGATCGAGGGCTGGCCCGCCTGAACCCATGGAAGTTCATTGCCGAAGGCGATGGCAAGGAATCCCATATATTCTGCCGGACTGATATCGAGCAGCCCCAGCCCGGTGCTATCGGTGAAAAACACCAGCGCATTCGTCGGCGTTTCCATGGTGGCAATGATCTGGTTTGGCACCATGCAATTGCCACCGTCCGCGATCGTCATGCCTGATGCGGTCATAGTCCGATCAGTCGTTGTCCCGCGCTGGGCGCCTTCATTCTGCGCCGCACGAACCGGCATAAGCGCCTCGCTCCATGCCGCGCCGACCGGATTGGAATGCGCCTGGAAATAGGTATCCTCTGGGATAGACACGCCGGGTGCCGATATCCTTACCCTCGCGCCCGGCTCAATAGTTGCCGTCCTGGACCCATTGATCCATGCCGGAATGAACGTTCCGGAGGGATATTCAATCGCGACTTTCAGCGTAAACGTGCTGGTGCCATTGGCCTCGGGATGCGATGCCCCTAGATAGTTGCTGAACACCAGTTCGATATCGGATATCGAGCCACAGCCTTTTGGCGTTTTGTGCCCTGACCAGAAATTGCCACCCGTGTTGCCGGTGACGCTGGCGTACATGTTCAGCGCGCAGCGGGTCGCAGCCTGGCGGCGCTTGCCAGCAATTACCGGCCTGCCTTGGCTATCGAGTCCGACATCATAGGCCGCTCGGCCTGCGGGCATAGTATCCAGCTTACCATCAGTGCGCGACATTAGGCGACCTTTCCAAACAAATTGCCGTAACCATCGTCATCATTCTTAAATCGTATGTCTATGTATTCAAGGCTATTGTTTTTCGCGGATATAGACTGAAATCCAGACGGTATATTCGCAGCAGATACCACCCGAAAACTTGCTACCGTCTGCCCAGCCCCATCCACATACATATCGCCATCCACAATAAACGCCGGCTGAGCATCGAGCGGATTACCGGAAACGCCGATATATGGATCGCTTTCAGCCCAGAATGAAACCGGTGCCTCGGTGATGTTCCCATCAGGATCCGACGCATCGACCAGGCGCACGCCGATCGCGCCTTGCGTTCCTTCTGCGACCTCGGTCAGGCCGATGGCCTCCTGCAGATTGCCGACGCTATCGTTATAGGTAAACGACTGGTTTACGGGGGTGATCATTCCTTGACCTCCTCGAAAATTTCCGGACCCAGCACGATCTTGCCCTGATACGGATCCACATCATCAGGCATGTCGCCATAACTGATCGTGATGTGCGGCTGATAATCCGGATAATCGGACGACGCGCCCTGCCGTATCATTTCCTCATGCCGCCAGCGCAACTCAGTCGCCGAGATCAGCAGAACCTTGGCCTCTCCAAACCGCTCGATCTGGCGCGGGCCACCAGGCGCGATTTCCATCTTTGCCTGCCATGTGTCGCCCATCTTGAACCAGTCCACGGCCTGGCGGGAATAAACGATCGTCACATGCAGGTCCGGAACAATATCGGTGAACCCCTGCGCGATCGCCCATTTCGTGATCTCGGCCTTGTTCACGACATCGCGGCGGACATACAGCGTGCGCGGCAGCGCATCGTTCGCGGCCCGTGGCAGCGCCGTGGCATTCCCGTTCGCTGCGGCCAGCGCTATGGCCGTGCGCGCCTGTTCCTCGGCGATCTCTGCCTCGGTTGGTTCGGCAATCATGCCTGGCTCATCAGTGGCGGCGGCAAACGCTTTCTCCGCACCTGGCCACTGCCCGCGCTCGATCAAGCCGCCCTTGACGATCTCTGTCAGGGTCGTGTCGGGGATAACGCCGATATTCGCATACACAGCAGCTGCATCGGCAAATGTTTTCTCGACCGTGGCAGCTTCGGTCTCGGTCATCTGGTAGAGCGGGTTCCACTCGTAAAACAGTTCCTCGGGACGCTCGCCCAGTGCTGACCTGAACATGCACTCATCGAGCGGCGAGATCGTCGGACCAAGATCGACGGTCTGGCCGGCCTTGATGCCATCGTAATAATTCCGCAGATCGCCTTCGCCCGTCGCGTTCATGCCGGCAGCAGACCGACCCCATAGGCGCGTTACTGGGATGTCAGCCAGGCCGGCGACGATCACCATGGCTATATTCTGGATATCGGTCAGGCCGGTAAACGTCTGGGTTTTCTGGTCGTATTCATCCTTGCCGTCGATCACCATGGCGTTGATGATGGATTTCAGCGTGTTGACGGCCGAGAACCGACGCACCAAAAGCGACTCACCATCCGATGTGGACAGGTTCGCCATCAGGTTATCCAGTTTGATGATGTCCACCTTGGCCTCATCGACCAGGGCGGCGATGGCGCCCGCGATCTGGTCGTTATTCGTGATGGCGCGCTGCATCACGGCGAACAGAGACTCGCCGCCCCATCCGTCCCATGTGAACTGCTCGCGGATCGGGTTATTCGTGAACTTGATCACGCGCGATGGGTGGACCTGCGTCTGAGCCGTGTTTTTCAGCGTCCAGTATGACGCCTCATTGAATGTCGGGCTGTAGGGGTCGCGGTCGCGCATGCGCGGCGAAATATCATCCTTGCTCAGGACCGTGATATATTTCAGGCCATCTTTCTGCACCGCCTCGGGCGTGAGCTTGCTTGCAGCGTTTCCACCAGCACCCAACAGGATCACCGAGTTACCATCCTTGCGCGCCATGATCATGGCCTCGCGGATCTTCTGGCGCATGCCCAAACGGGTTTCCTCGGCCTCGATTGCCGAAATCTGATCCTCATCAATGCCCTTGTACGAACGCCATTCCCGAACCATGTCGCCGGGTGGGATATCGACGGCCTTTTTGAACACGCTGGAGCGGTAGGCAGCGTCAATGTCCTGCTGGTTCACATAGGATCGAACATATCGATAATGCACCGATTTGTCGGCGCCGGTCCCGAGCCGGGATACCATGTTGACCAGACCGTCATTCGTCGGAACCGATAGGGCGGGAACTCGGACTCGGGGCTTGGCGTCGGTCATGTATGAAACCCTATGATTTTGGGCAACGTATCACGGCGCATGGGAAATAGAAAAGCCCACCGAGGGCACAGTGGGCTTTTCAGGTCGCGACCGAGATGCGGCGGCGATCAACCGGTATTATACGGCTGGCAGGGTGTCAACCCTGGC